CACAAACCCTTGTGGTGAAGAAGTCTTACCCGCATACGGAAACTGTTGCTTGGGTCATGTTAACCTCGCTAATATGGTCTCTGTAGATGGCAAGGTTGATTGGAGCCGTCTCGCTAGGACTGTAAGGTTGGGTGTTAGATTTCTTGATAATATTCTCACGTCAAACAATTTTCCGATTCCGGAATGTAAAGACGCAGGTATGAAAAGTCGTCGTATTGGTCTTGGGGTTACAGGGCTTCATTATTTTTTAATCAAGGCGGGGTTTAGGTACGGCTCTGAAAATTGCCTGGAGGCGTTAGAGCGGTTGTTCTCCACGATACGAAATGAAGCTTATAAAGCTTCTGTTTCCTTGGCTAAGGACAGGGGGAGTTTTCCTGAATATAATTTCAGTAAACTAAGGCGGGAAAAATACTTTAAAACAATTCCATCTCGGTTAAGAGGTGAGATTAAAAAACACGGTTTAAGAAATGCAATTTTGCTTACTGTAGCACCTACGGGAACTATTTCTATGGTTTTGGGAGTATCTACAGGAATTGAGCCTATTTTTGCTCCTGTGTACAAGCGGAGATGGAAGACTGAGACTGAGGGTGTTTGGAATGAAACTACAGTGATTGACCCTCTTTATAAAGATATGTATTTGAGAGGGATGGACACTTCTCATATATGTGGAGCGTACGACGTAAGTCCTGATGAGCACTTAGGTGTTCAGGCGGTGGTTCAACAATTTGTGGACTCTGCGGTCTCCAAAACGTGTAATCTACCAGCGGATGCCACGTCGAAAGACATGTATGATTCTTTGTTAAGTTACGCTGGAGATGTGAAAGGGTTTACCTTGTATCGCGCTAGCTCTAGAGGAAATGAACCTTTGGAGATTGTGGACGTGGATACTATCAATCTTGACACTTTGTTACGTGAGGGGAAGTTAGAGGAGAAGGTTGAATTTGTAGACTCCTGCAAGAATGGAGTGTGTGACCTCTAATGCCGTCTTACGATTATTTATGCGGTCCCTGTAACACTATCTTTGAAAGGGTTTCCTTAATGTCCGAAATGAAGCGGTGGATTAAGTGCCCTATGTGCAGTAAAAGAGCGACAAGATATATCGGGGACCAGAGACTAAATTTTGATTTGAAGGGACCGGGATGGACCCCAAATTTTGATAATGTTAATGCTTCTAGACAGTCCTACGCAGATGGTTGGTATAAAGATGAAATAAAAAATACACAGGACGTTCTTAAGTATAATAAGGGAACGTCTCCCTATTCGAGAATGTCTTTGTCTGAAGAAGGGTCTAAACAGGCAGGGGGGAAGAGATTGTCTGAATCAGAAAAAAAGGAAGCTAACGAGCAGAGGGCGAAGGTCGTTAGAGAATCTGCTAAGAATATGGATAAGGGAGATGCAGAATATGCGAAATCGGAGCATAGGAGATTTTCTAAGTGATTGATGTAAAATTTTTAAATAAGTCTGCTAATAAAAATCCTGAGTATAAAACATCGGGAGCGGCTGGGTTTGATATAGCTGTTTCTGAGGATGTTACCTTGGAAGGGGGTTCAAGTGTTTTACTTTCGACTGGACTGCACTTTGTTATCCCTGAAGGGTACGAAGGTCAGTTGAGGCTTAGAAGCTCTATGGCGAAACAGGGTGTGGTTATACCCAATGCTCCGGGAACCATAGATTCAGATTATAGGGGAGAGGTTAAAATTCCAATTAGGAATCTAAACCATCACACTCCTTTTAGTATTTCAGCGGGAGAAAGAATAGCCCAACTGGTGATTAATGAAGTTCCTCGTGTGAGATTATCTGTTGTAACTGAGTTGGAATGGGATTCTTACCGTACCGATAGAGGTTCCGGCGGTTTTGGCAGTACAAATTAACGTTTTCGACTATTATATTGCATGACGGCATACGAATTTTCAGAAAATATCCAACGAGGAATAGTTTATTTAAGCAAATCTTCTCGTTCCTTTCTCACACAGGTAATGCCGATGGTGAAGTCCGGGTACTTCGAGTATCCGACCCACCAAAAGATGTATAATGTAGTAATAGATTACTATGTAAAATACAAATCCCTGCCTACGGATGATGTTATTTTAGAGGAGCTTAAAAGAATAAAATCCTCTACCGAACTTTTATCTGATTACAAAGAAGAACTTTTTGCAATCAATGAGTTCGATGAAACTTCTCTCGCAAAAGAAGAATATTACCTAGAAAAGGTAGAAGAGTTCGCACAAGCGCAGTCACTAAAAGATGCAATTTGTAAGTCTGTTACGCTTCTAGACCAAAAAGATTATTCTGCGATTTCTGAAGAAATTCGAAATGCTTTGTCCGTGGGTCGAAATGTGGACCTTGGGTTAAACTATTTTGAGGACGTTCAAGGTCGCTGGGGTAGATTATCCGAAGAAGGGGGAAGTAAAGACTTCCGTACGCCATTTGAATCTCTTAATGAGGCGTTGGACGGTGGATTGGCTTCAAAAGAATTATCGATGGTTGTCGCCCCTCCTGGGGTTGGCAAATCTTTATTTCTTGCGAATCAAGCCGCTCGTTCGGTTATTGATGGGAAGAATGTGGTGTACGTTTCTTTGGAAATGTCGGAGGATAGAATTGCGCAAAGACTCGACAGCATCTTCACCAGATTTAGACAGGAAGAATTAGGGTCTAACGTGGGAGAGGTGGAGAGCAGACTTAAAGTTATCCAACAGCAAGGAAGCAAGGTAGGAAAACTTCGCATTAAAGAGTTTCCTACGAAAAGACTTACTGTGGCTGGGCTCAGAGCTTACCTCAACCAGCTAAGGAATTATCATGATTTTGTACCTGATGTTGTTGTTATTGATTACTTGGAGCTTTTGCTTGCAGATGCGTCTATGCCTGAGTATCAAGCACAGGAGAGAACTGCGCAGGAGCTTAGAGGTTTTGCCACGGAGTATGACTGCTTAGTGTGGACAGCCACGCAAACGAATAGGGAAGGGAAAAAGGTTGATGTTATTACTGATGCAGAGCTTGCCGATTCCTATGGTAAAATTAGAGTGTGCGATTTGGTGTTCTCTATTAACCAATCAGAGGCTGAATTTGACAGGGGAGAAGCTAGACTTTTTATTATGAAAAGCCGAAACGGTAAGGCTAGGTTTATTATCCCTATATCTATAGATTATACCCGGTTGGTTATAGCGCAGAGGAAAGGTTAATGGTTGCGAAGAGACAAAATAAACCGAAACACCCAATGGTTTTAGACATAGGGTTTAAAGTGTTTGATATCGTGCAGATGTCTCTAAACAAGGAGAGTTTGTATGGGTGTGTTGAATTTTCCAAACATAAGATTACTATTGACCCTAACCAAACCTTAGTGGATTATAAAGGAACTTTGATGCATGAAATTTTACATGTTTATCTCGACATGTTTGGTTTGGGGGATGATGATGAAATGCCTACACTGGGTAATGAATATCTCACACACGTGGTAACTTCGGTTTTTCAACTTTTTTCAGCTCAGAATCCTGAGTTGTTTTCTTTTATTTTTAATAACGATGAGTGATATTACAGACACATACGAAACTTTAGAGTCGTCTTTTAGGGAAATAACTACAGATTTCTTAGACATACAGGAGGCTGAAATTGATGCAAAGATTGAGAAACATACTGCGATTTACGCTTATTTTGGCGCAGTGCTATCCTATGCTAAAAAAAGATTGGATACAATCAATGTTGCCTTAGAGCACGCAGAAGCAAAAGCTATGGAAGTTCATCGGAGAGAACTTCTAGGGTCAGGAACCAAGGCAACCCAAGGAAACCTAAACGCTTACATAAAAACTCTCCCGGAATTGCAAGAGGTTAGGGTGAAGTTGGTGGAAGCGCAGTATAAGCATAATTTAGCAAAGAATGTAGTGGATGCTTTAAACCATCAGAAAGATTGTCTTGTACAAATGTCTGCAAATAAAAGAGCTGAGGTGAAAATGGTGTCAGATTTAGGTTAGACGTGCTATTATACAGTAACGAGGGTTTCCTCGAAAAATAGAAAAATAGAAAATAAAGAATTATGGTAAATTTAAACGAATTAAGAAAAAAATACGAACAAATCAATAAAACTGGAATGGGGAATGCTGATTTCTTGGATAAGTTTTTGATGATGGATGAAGGGACTACCAATGTTAGAATTCTCCCATGGAAAGATGATGAGAAGAATTTTTACGCAGAAACTGCAATCCATAGAATTGATGATACTAACTATCATTGTCCTCGCGTAAAAGGGGAACCTTGTCCTATGTGCGATTTAAATCATCGTCTCTGGAAAACTAAAGATGATGGTAATATTGAGATTGCAAGGTCTATTAAAGCACGTCAAAGGTTTTATATGAATGTTGTAGACCGTAGAGACAATAAAGTTAAGATTTTGTCATGTGGTGTAAAACTTTACTCCAAGATTTTGGATGCGTTTTTTGATGATGATTATGGGGATTTGACCGAGACGAAGGACGGTTGGGATTTTAAAATTGTAAAAGAAAAAACAGGTCCTTGGCCTTCTTTTGATAAATCTGCTCCAAGACCAAAGAACACTCCTGCTGGTACAGATGCAGAGATTGCGCAGTGGATGGAGGAATTGCATGATATTCATGGACTTATTAAAATTGCTGAGTATGAAACCCTGAAGAACTTGGCAAACTCAATCACCTCTGCAGGCGATGGGCAAACCACAAACCAGAAAACTACAGAGGGAGAGGATGAGGATTATTTGTCCCATCTAAAGAATCTGTAGATATATCTTGTACTAATTAGATATTCGTTCTTTTACGGAGGGAGGGGAGACTCTCCCTCATTTTTTTATGACCGAAACAAACACAAAGCTTAAAATTCTCGCGGTTCCGGCTAACACAGGAGGTTGTAGCTATTATCGAATCATTATGCCTATGCAAAAGTTGGTGGAACATTTCCCTAATGAGGTTGAAGTTAGATTTAATGAAAATCCTTTAGGGGCAACGAAATCGGACGACGGAAGAATCGGTCCTCCCCCTCCTGACTTCGTACCAGAGGATATTCAATGGGCTGATATAGTGTTTACCCAAAACATATCTAATTTTGGGGGTCCTTATACATTAGAGGTATTAAAGACAGCTAAAGAATTAGGCAAGTTCTTTATTTATGACACAGATGACCTTTTAACTGATTTGTATAAGGGTCACAGATTGTACGACTTGTACATAGATAATGGGCTGTCAGAATTGACCAAAGTTATCTACGCAAATTCTGATTTGGTAACTGTAACTCAACAAAAGTTTGCAGAGAGAGTTGCTCCTTTTGTACGGCATAATTTGGCTGTTGTTCGTAACGCAATTGATTATAATTTACCTTGTTGGAATTTGCCTAAGCAAAAGCCTGTTAAAAAATCTATTTGTAGAATTGGTTGGGTGGGAGGAATCCACCATGAAGAGGACGTAAAAGAATTTAAGGGAGTTGCTTTGGGGTTGAATGCTAAAGTAGGACCTGAGAATATTTGGTGGTCCTTGTTTGGAAGACCCCCGATGGGGGAAGGACTACCTCGTGACTGGCAACAGGATGTTTGGGATAATTATACTAAAATTATCACGGGGGGTATGAAGCATAGAAATTTTGGGGTGTACACCGCAAGACCTTCTCATGATTATGGAGGTTTTTATACTGCTGTTGACCTTAATATAGCCCCGTTACAATTTAATAATTTTAATGATTCTAAATCAGAAATCAAATTGATGGAAAGTGGGAGATATGGGATTCCT